GCTAAAATGATGGACGGTGGTAAAGCTAAAACAGGTATGGCTAGAGGTTGCGGAGCAGCAACACAAGGCAAAGGGTATAATAAATAATGGCTAAACCTCCAGGACTATACGCGAATATAGAAGCAAAACGTAAAAGAATAGCAGCAGGCTCAGGTGAAAAAATGAGAAAGGTTGGATCAAAAGGTGCACCAACAGCACAAAATTTTAAAGACGCTGCAAAAACTGCTAAGAAATCACACGGTGGAGAACTACACGGTGGTCAGAAAAAACTAGACAAAAACAAAGATGGTAAAATATCTGGGAAAGATTTTAAAATGATGCACAAAGGCGGTTCTGTGGTAGCGGGTAATGCTAACCGTAGAAGAGCTAATCATCATGGCTAGTCCAAGAAAAGGTAAAGCAAAGGTTAAGGTAACTAAATCTGGTAAAAAAGTTAGTTACGGGCAAGCAGGGAAAGCCAAAGGTGGTGGACCAAGAGTTAAACCAGGAACATCTAAAGGTGATTCTTATTGTGCGAGGAGTTTGGGTATAAAGAAAGGACTTTCTAAAAAGAAAAAGAATGATCCTAATACCCCTAACAATTTATCACGTAAGCGTTGGAAGTGTTCGGGTGCGAAGTCAAGGAAAAAATAATTGAATGTTAGATAAGTTACGTAAACAGATTATAGAAAGACAAGAGCAACTAAAAGATGCCCTTGCTGGTGGCGGTGTTCAAAATTTTGAAGGTTACCAAAAGATAGTAGGCGAAATTACAGGTCTGTCGTTTACTCTCTCACTACTAAAAGACCTGCACAAGGATAATGAAGAATAATGTCGAAAAAAATAGATGCCTTCGGTTCAGGCGGAGAACCAATACCCAACAAAGTAGAAAGATTCATTGCACCAGAGGAAAAAGCACCTAGTGTTACACCTGAAACTGTACATGAAGATGAAGAACTACAATCAAAACTTCCCAAACCAACGGGATACAGAATATTAATACTACCTTTTAGTCCGAAACAAAAGACTAAAGGCGGTATTTATCTAGCAGACTCAGTATTAGAAAAAGAACGCATTGGTACTAATGTTGGGTTTGTGGTAGCACTTGGTCCAGACGCTTACCGTGATGGGAATAAATTCCCTGAAGGGGCATGGTGTCAGGTTAGAGACTGGGTGATATTTGGCAGGTATGCAGGAGCCAGACTCAAAATTGAGGGTGGTGAACTGCGTTTATTAAACGATGATGAAATACTAGCTGTTGTCTCCAACCCTGAAGACATACAATCAGCTTAATTTCATTACGCACATAAGGAGAAAATCATGGCAGAAGCTATGCAGTCGATAGAAGAAGAAGATGAAGGTACAGAAGTTGAACTCCCTGAGAGTGAAAACGAGGATACTGGAACCGAAATTGTAGAAGAAGTAGTTGCTAAATCCGATCAAGAAGAGGAGATTGAAGACTACAGTGAAGGTGTTAAAAAACGTATCAACAAACTGACTTATAAGGTCAGGGAATCAGAAAGAAGAGAGCAGGCAGCAATAGACTATGCCCAATCTGTTCAGGACGAATTAAATAAAACGAAAAATAAACTTTCAAAAACAGATCAGAACCTATATGATGAATATAGTACCAGAGTTACTTCTCAGCTAAACCAGGCACAAGAGAGTTACAAGAAGGCGTATGAATCAGGAGATACAGACGCTTTAATGGAATCTCAAAAGAGTCTTGCTAAGCTGGCAGTAGAGGAAGAAAGTTTGAAAAGGGTAAGACCTACTCAAACTGAAACTCAACAAGAAGCTACTCAGGTAGAGCAACAGGTTGCTCCTCAATGGAATCAACAACCTGCCCGACAACAGGCTCCAAAGCCTGATCCAAAAGCGAAAGCTTGGGCAGATAAAAATGATTGGTTTGGGGATGACCTAGCTATGACAACTGCAGCTTTTGCGTTCCATAGACAGCTCACAGAAGGTGAAGGTTATGATCCTACTTCGGATGATTATTATAAAGAAGTAGATAAAAGACTTGCTGAGTCGTTCCCTCATAAATTAGGGAAAACTCAAAAAGAGGTGAGAGAGACAGTAGCTGGTTCTAGCAAAGGTGTTGGAACTACAAGAGCTCGTTCACGTAGAACTATAAAACTCACACCGAGTCAAGTAGCGATAGCTAAAAGACTAGGCGTGCCACTAGAAGAATATGCTAAGCATATTAAGGAGTAAAAAATGGTAGATGAAAAAAACACTACAAACTCAGATCGTACTCCACGATCTGCTGAAAGTCGAGATACAGTATCTCGCCGTAAACCTTGGCAACCCCCGTCTTTATTAGACGCCCCTACCCCACCGCAGGGATATGTATACAGATGGATACGAGAATCAATGATAGGGCAAAGCGACCCAGCGAATATGTCGAAACGTATTCGTGAAGGTTGGGAACCCGTAAGAGCTGAAGATCACCCCGATTTTGAAGCTCCTACTGTTGATGATGGTAAACATGCTGGTGTCATAGGAGTTGGTGGCTTAATTCTAGCTAAGATCCCCAAGGAGACTGTTGATGAAAGGAGAGCATACTATCAAAACGTTGCCGACCAACAGATTCAAGCAGTTGATAATGATCTTATGCGAGAAAGTAATCAAGTGATGCCTATTAGTACACCTAGTAGAACATCCAAGGTTACATTTGGTAAAGGTGGTTCTTAACTTAGGTTAAGGACTTTAATAAAATTATATTTTATATAAGGTGAATAAAAATGGCTAATACAAACGCCCCAGATGGATTCACACCAGCTTATCATATGTCAGGTGGTACAATCCGACCTTCAGAATTTGCGATAGCAAGTGCTACAGATGCCTCGATCTTTTCAGGCGACGTAGTAAATCTAGCGAGTGGTTTGGTTATACAAGGGACTGCTACAGGCACCCCACTAGGCGTATTTTACGGTGTAGAATACCAAGCAGCAGACGGTTCAATTGTTTTTTCAAACACTTGGACAGCGGATGTTGTGACTTTAGGTTCTGCGAATGCTAAAGCATTTGTTTATTCCGATCCTGATATTGTTTACGAGGCTCAGTCAACTGGGACTCCTACACAAGCATCAATCGGTACAACAAATACGATTAGTACTACAGCAGGGAATACAAACAATGGTCGATCAAAAGAAGGTGTAACAACTACAACTTCTAGTGGCATTGCAACAGTGGTAGGCTTCCCAGATAAGCCAAATAATACCATTGGGCAACACGCTAGAGTTTATGTGACGTTCCCAGCTTCTGTCTTCGGCAATAGCTAAAAGGTAATTTAAAATGGCAATAAATAGAGCTCAATTAGTAAAAGAACTCGAACCAGGACTAAATGCACTTTTTGGTCTTGAGTACGACAGATACGAAAACGAACATACTGAAATTTTTGATACAGAAAATTCAGATAGAGCGTTTGAGGAAGAAGTAATGTTATCAGGTTTTGGACAAGCTCCCGTCAAAGGCGAGGGTGCATCTGTAACTTATGATACTGCACAAGAAACTTTCACAGCAAGGTACAGCCACGAAACTGTAGCTTTAGCATTTGCGTTGACAGAAGAAGCAATAGAGGACAACCTTTATGACAGTCTTTCTTCAAGATACACAAAAGCTTTAGCTAGATCAATGGCGACTACTAAGCAAGTAAAAGCAGCAAACGTATTAAATAATGGCTTTTCAAACTCCTTCCCAGGAGGAGACGGAAAAGCACTTATGGCAGCTGATCACCCTACCTTATCAGGTGGAGATCAGTCGAATGAGCCAAGCGTAGCAGCTGACTTAAATGAAACTTCATTAGAGAACGCGATGATCGACATATCTCAGTTCACTGATGAAAGAGGCATTAAAGTAAATGTTCAAGCAAGGAAGCTAATAATACCACCTCAACTACAATTTGTAGCTGAGAGAGTATTAAAAACTGCAGGTAGAGTTGGTACTTCTGATAATGACATTAACGCATTGAAAAACATGGGAATGCTCCCTGAAGGATATGTTGTTAATCATTACTTGACTGACACAGATGCATTCTTTATCAAAACTGATGCACCTAACGGACTTAAACATTTCGTTAGATCTCCTATGTCAACAGGCATGGAAGGTGACTTTGAGACTGGAAACGTTAGATACAAAGCTAGAGAGAGATACTCTTTCGGCTTTAGTGACTGGCGTGGAATCTATGGTTCTCCAGGAGCGTAGTTCATTAATTTGAACAAACTAAAGGGAGCTTCGGCTCCCTTTCTTTTTTATGAAGATGGGTATATCATTAAAATCTAGGATTATTAACTTGTTCTATCGACTGACCTAGCAGACAAGCCGATACTATAGAACTTATTTCCTTAGGAGGAAATTATGGCGAATTCAACATTTAGTGGACCAGTTAGGTCCGAAAATGGTTTTAAAACCATTGATACAAATACAACAACAGGCGTAGAAACAGATGGATTGGTAATCAATTCAGATGGTAATATTTTTACTGATGCTGGTGCGCATACTCAGTATGTAGCAGCAACAGGATATGGCCCTGCTGACTTTATCGTAGGTAAAGGCGGTAGCCAATATAATACTGTTGATCCGTTTACTTCAGGACTTTCAGAGTTATTTCCTTTAGGAAGTAGATTACTTTATGGTAATACTGTTTATGCATACGGTAGATTAGCAGCAACTGCTGTTACAGCAGGTAAGTGTGTAACTCACGCTGGCTCAATTGCACATCACTTTGATTTAACACCAACTGCTGGCGTAGCCGCAGGTGAAACAGCAATCTCAGTTGAGACTGCTGGTACTGACATTACTCTTAATCAATATGCAAATGGTTATCTTTATGTAAACGATGCCGCAGGTGAAGGTCAAATGCTTAGAATTAAATCTAATCCAGCACATGACCATTCAGCCGATCCTTCTATTGTTATTACTTGCTACGATGATTTAGCAACAGCTATAACAACAAGTTCAAGAATTACATTAATACCTGACCCTCGTAGTGGGTTAATAGGTCAAGCTGCCACAACTACAGGTGCTACACTTGGTGTAACAATAGTAGACATGGCCGCTAGTGCTTATGGTTGGTTTGCAGTCTCAGGGCCAGCAACAGTGTTAACTTCAGGAACATTAGTAGTTGGTAACCACGCAGTACCATTAGGAGCTGTCGGTGCAGTTGGACCAGCAGCAGGAGATGTTATTCAGGTAATTGGTACAGTTATGATTGTTAATGTAACAACCGATTACTCACTAATTAACCTTACAGGTATTATTTAAGGAGTAACTTATGGCGGGATATTCAGACGTAAAGGCAGTCTTTAAGACTGCTGGTGTCGCAGCTGACCCAAACGGTATATCAGTCACAGCAGCAGTTGGAAATAATGCAGCACTTACTATAGGTGGTGCGTTAGCTTCTAGCGGAGCTGTAGCACTAAATGCTGGTCAGTTAGTAACAATACTTTCTGCTGGGAATGATGCAGCTAAATCTTTTACTATTGTAGGTACAGATATACATGGAGATGCTTTAACAGAAGCTCTTACAGGTGCTAATGCTTCTACAGCTACAAGTACAAACTTCTTTAAAAGCATAGCTTCTATAACAGCAGTTGGTAATCCAGCAGGTAATGTTACAGCAGGCGTTTCAGCTTCTAGTGCAGATGTTATTTTTGCAGGAAGATCCAGGCTTAAAGGTGTTTATATTGTAAATTCTGCTACAGCAGGAACTATTAAGTTTAGAAATACTTCTCAAGCAGGAACTACCACAATGGAATTAGGTACTGTTGCTAGTGCAACTGTTACTAGGGACGTTAACATTCCAGATGAAGGAGTTTTGTTTACTGATGGAATATATCTTACCTATACAGGTGGTACATTTGCATCTATGACAGCTTTCCATGCCTAAAAGTGGCTGACAGAAAACCAAAAAAGGCTATACCTAAAACCACCAAAAAAGGTGGCAATTATCGCCCTACAAAAAGTGGGGCTGGTATGACTGCTAAAGGAGTTAAAGCTTACAGAAAAGCTAACCCTGGATCTAAGCTTAAAACAGCCGTAACTGGTAAAGTTGCAAAAGGCAGCAAAGCAGCAAAAAGGCGTAAGTCTTATTGTGCAAGATCTTTAGGGCAACTTAAAAAAAGCTCTGCTAAAACGAAAAACGACCCTAACTCAAGAATACGTCAAGCAAGACGTAGGTGGAAATGCTAATGGCTACTAAAAAAGATGCTTGTTATAAAAAAGTAAAAGCAAATTCTAAAGTTTGGCCTAGTGCTTATGCCAGTGGCAGATTAGTTCAATGCAGAAAAAAAGGTGCAGCAAACTATGGAAATAAAACTAGAGTTAAAAAATCAGCTGGAGGGCCAATTAAAGGCCAAGGTTGTATTTTAAATAACAGAAAACGATAATGGCTAAAGAAGAGACACTTAGAGATTGGTTTTCTAAAAATAAAGGAACAGGCTGGGTTGATTGCAAAACAGGAAAACCTTGCG